ATAGAACTTAAACCAGTTTCTAAAAACCAAATTGTTTGGGGTGGAAATTATTTTCCTTTTTTATGGAGTGAAGGATGCAAGGGTTTTATATTTTGGTATAAAGGAAACCCCGTACCTAATTTTGCAGATGGAGAGTTGGCTTACACTTCTTTTAATAAAGTTGCTAAGATGTACGATTTTAGGTATTACGGAAACTTAGAAGGTAACACAACAGCTATTAAGAAATACCACCCAACCCAAAAACCAATAGATTTATATGAATGGATTTTAGATAATTATGCAGAAAAAGGAAATAAAATACTTGACACGCATTTAGGTTCTGGAAGTATTGCTTTAGCTTGCCACAATAGAGGTTTTGATTTAACGGCTTGCGAATTAGATACAGATTATTATAACGCAGCTACAAAACGTTTAAAAGAACATCAACAACAGTTAACAATGTTTTAATTCCCACGTAGATTTGAGCGCAACCGTGGCGGGTTTTTTAAAATAATTGCTACTAACAATTATTATAACAAGTAAACGTATTACAATACCATGAAAACACTTGCACACACTAAAGTTATAAGAATAGACGAAGAAATGCTAAATACTTTTAAAAACATGAAATATTTAAATATAGATGTAGGCAAATTTATACGTTTAGCCATAAAAGAAAAATTAGAAAAAGAGCATAAATATTTTAAACCAAAAGAAATAGAAGATAGTTTTTCTATTCGATTAAAAAAAGCTATATTAGCGAATCATTAAAAACATAAAAAAACATGACAAAAAAAGCAAGATGGCTAAATAAAAAAGAAGCTGAATTACTAGGTTTTAAAGTGAAAAAAAATGATGGTAAACGAAATCAAAACAGATACCAAGTAGAAGAAGAAGATTGGGAATTTATACAAGCAAAAAGAAGTGCACCTAATAAACGTAAATTTGTAGAAACAATACAAAAATTAGACAAAGATGGTAACTCCATTTCAACTGTTAAAAAATTACAATCTAAACCGATTAAAATTCCAGATAATTTTGAAGTAATAAAAATATCAACTTCCGAAACTACTGGGCAACAATGGGTACAAACAGCACCTAGAAAAATAACACCTTTAGAAGTCGTTGATAGTTTTGACTTTGAAAGTATTATAAAAAAATATATAAACCCTTTAAAAGAAAAAGATTTTATAAACAAAGTAAAAGAAAGTAAAGACTTCGATACTTTAACTTATACAGACGTGCATATAGGTATGGATTCTGACAAAGATAATAACACTATGTATAAATCAGAATGGAATAAAAAAGAGTTGCTTAAATCGGCTGATTTGATTATAGAAAAGACTTTAAACGAAAAGCAAAGCAATATCTTATATATTGATGATTTAGGTGATTTTTTAGATGGTTTTAATGGAGTAACAACTAGAGGCGGTCATTCTTTGCCACAGAATATGACAAACGAACAATGTTTTGATGCAGGTTTAGAATTTAAGTTAAAAGTACTTTATGGAGTAGCAGACCATTACGAGGAAATATACTTTAATAATATCTGCAACGATAATCATTCTGGATCTTTTGGATATTTTGTAAACGAAGCATTTAAGCAAATAGCGGAACTACAATTTAAAAAAGTAACCGTAACAAATCACAGAAAGTTTATAAATCATTATTTTGTTGGAGATATTTGTTTCTTAATCTCACACGGTAAAGATGATAAGTCTTTAAAATTTGGATTTAAACCTCATTTAGATTTAAAAGGTGCTGATAAGATAGACCAATATTGTAAGCAGAATGAAATTTATAAAACAGCTAAGTTAATTATATTTAAAAAAGGAGATAGCCATCAAGCGTTATTTGATATGTGTACAAGTGATGACTTTTACTATTTTAATTACCCTGCACTTTCTCCCAGTTCTAATTGGATTAAAAATAACTTTAAACTAGGTAGACGTGGTTTTGTAAATGAATCTTTTAAAGGTTTAGAATTAACACAAAAAATACATTTTATTAAGTAGTATTTAATGTAAAAATGGATTTATAATTTATACTTAAAAGCATACAATTTGTAAACAATTAAGTAAATTATATCTTTTTAAGTATAATTATAAAAACTTATTTTTAAGCATTATAACAAGTAAAGATACAGATATCAATGAGGTTAAAATTAACCAAATAGGATATCTGTATTTTATTTTTATCACCTCTTTAATTTCTACTTTAGATTGGTAATTACTTTTAAATTCTTTTTGTTTTGACTCAATAATACTGTCTATATTAACTTCTACTTTTATAACGTTTTTATCGCTGTATAGTTTAACTTTTGTTTTATTAGCTATTAACGTCTTTTCAAATGTCTTTAAAGCACCTAAAGAATCGCACGGACTATCTACATACAAAACCTCTTTAACTGGCTTAAACACCGTTTTAATAAGTTCTTTGTAAATCGTATCTTTAACAATGCGTTCCTTGTACTCGATAGTAGACTTCTTAGCCACACAGCCAATAAAAAAAAATAATAGTAAAAATATATAAGATTTGTTTGTTAGTTTCATTTTATGTTGTATATTTGAGGGCTGATGATAATTTTTCCATGTGTTTTTATGTGTTTTCCCCTTCAATTTTGGAGGGGTTTTTTACTTTAAATACATTTCAACTTCTCTTTTACGTCTACGAATTAAGCCATTTAGTCTAATGCCTCCACCTGTTACAGCACAATTAGCCCAATAATTAAACATTTCTTTTCCGCTCAACCTAGTATTTACGTTTCGGAATAAATTATAATATTTTTTAGTACCATTCTTAGCGATATAAGTAGCACCAGCGTTGTAAACGAATGATACAATTGCATCAAATTCATTTTGGTTTAAATCATCTCTACAAAGTTTATTGACTAATGGCGCAAAAACCTTGTTTATATGCCCTAATTTTAATCTTAAAGCCTCATCTTCATTAATGGGTTTATCAGCCATTGTAACACGCTTTTTTGTATCAAAGTAATACGTAGTGCCATAACCAATAGTTGGTACTTTAGAGGGGCATAAATAAGGTTTACTTCTAAAACTCTCAAACTCTTTTAAAAAGTCTAATAACTCTTTTGATACTTTTGTAATCATTATTTAAAAAAGTATTTAAAAATGAAGTTAAAAAACAAGGCAATTACAGCGCCCGCACCGTACACTTTTGCCTTGTCTATCTGGTTACCTTTCTTTATTTCGTTAATGTCAAAAACGTTAACCTTAACCTGTTCAACTAATCCTTTTTGATTTGTTTTATTATTGTTTTCTAAGTACCCCAATATTTCAGCATTCTTTAATTCCTGCTTATTAACATAACTAGAAAAATCACATGATAATTGAAATTGATCTGATGCTATTTTTTTATTGCTGTCTGCTAATGCGTCTAATTTTAAACTCATTAGTAAAAGAACCTCTTTTTGTGTCTTAACAACTGCCATTTTTACTCTATTTTTTTGTTAATCGCTTTCTTTATCAACTCAATTAACGTTTCATTTTTAAACAGGAATAGTGCACCGCCAATAACAACTAATGAACCTATAAAGCTAATTGATGGTTCTGGGGTTGTAGCATCTTTTACAGCTAAACCCCAAAATATTAAACCTAAAATATTTGTAATTATATTCTTCATTAATAATTTATTTTTTTTAGCAAATAATTAGCCATAGCGGTATGTCCATAGTCATTGGGGTGTAGTCCGTCGGGCATATATAGTGTTAAATTTGTGCTAGTAATTCCACAAAATTGCATTTCTACTACTTCGATACCTAAAAATTTACATGTATCTTTTTCAATATCTCTAAAATCTTGTAATTTTAAAGGAAAATCAGCATCCGTTCCTTGCCATTCGTTGTTAGAATTTATTGGTAATAAGCAAAATATTTTAGCGTTTGGATTGTCATTTTTTAAAGTTTCCATAGTAAACCTAAACGCATCTGCAAAAGTGTATGTTGCGCTGTATGTTTCAATTCCGTTTATACTTGATAAACTTTTTTTAGCGGTAACCCTTACATCTCCTAAAGGATTATCAGCGTTTAAACCAGCAGGATTTTGTGCATTAAAATCATTTACTCCAATTGCAACCGTTATTATTCCGTCAACACCTGTAATTAATTTCGTTCTACTGTACAGCAATAAATTCGTATTAGTAGAAGCACTTGCTAAAGTCACCATAGCACTACTAATACCTCTGTTATTGTATTTTGACAAATTAGCTAAATTCGCAAATATATTTGAGTAACTATTTGCATTTCCTGTTGAACCTATCCCCTGAGTTATAGAATCTCCAAATGCGTGGTAAAAATTAGCAGCTTTTTTAATGGTTTTATTTACAGCTATATTTTCCGCATAAACAGAAAGATTTCCATACAATAACTGAGATGCTTTTGACCCAACAATATATGCCTTAGTTGATCCATCTGGATAAACTAATTTCATTTTTTTTGAAGTAGGTCTATCTGTACTATCGGAATCGCCTTGTGTTCCTAATATATTTAACGCATCATCTGTATATACAGCTAGTGATATATTAGTATTTGACACATTACCACCAGCATCTATATATAGTTGTCTAGTTTCAGAGGTTAAGTCTATAATAGTAAAATTCCAAGACGAACTAGATTGAGGTGTAACATCTGTTTTAGCAACATAACCTTCTATTAACGTTGGTGTTAATTTTATTAAATCCGAACTAAAAAGCCTTAAATTAACATCTTTACCATTTATCTCATTAGTAGGATTTAATATGTATTTTTTAAATTCAAAAATAAGATTTGTACGATACGAAAATCTAACCTTTTGAGCGTTTAAGGGGACTATTAAATCAACTTGTACCTCGTTGGTATTGTCTGGAATTTGTACAGATATAAAGGTTTCATTAGATTCATAGTAGTAAACAGCAGCAACATTTGAGTTATCATTTTTTATCTTAACGTTATATTTAACTCCATCAATTAAAGTAAAAAACCCTGTAGCTCTAAAAGTATTACCACCCACTGCAATTACTTGCCCATTAGACTTATTTAAATACCCCTCAACATCTAAAGCTGTTTTTATAGAGATTAAACTCAATTCAGGCGTAAAAAAACTATTTAAATCTTGTTTTATTTCTTTGTTTTCTTTATAAACAGAACCACTTGATATAGCATTTGTTGAATTTTTTGTAGGCACTGAATCTACGCTTGTTTTATCTAGTTTTAAGGCTAAAGCAGTAGCTTGTAGTGTGCTTACTGGCTTGCTTGCGTCGCTTGTATTATCTACATTACCTAAACCAACCATTGCCTTGGTAATACCTCCAACTGTGCCAGTAAATGTTGGGTTTGCTATGTTTGCTTTTAAAACATCTGCATTTTCTCTGCTGGTTGCCTCTGCATCTATGTTATTTTGCAAGGCTGTATCTGCGCTTGCTCTGTTAATTATTTCAGCAGCAATATCGTCTACATTTACGTTTACAGATATTTTAATCTCGTTCATATTTGCAGCAGTAATTTTGTTTATTTCTGCTGCAGCAATTGTGCTTGCTGTTACTTTATTGGTGTATGCTATCTTAGCCATATTTATATTATTGTTTCAATTGGTAAATCTAAAATTCCAGATAAATCTTCTGTTTGTGTAATTGTTCCGTAACCTTTTAAGGTTGCTGAAAAAGATATAAATTCATCTATATTACTTTCATTGCTTAATGTTATAATTTGCCCCTTCCCTGTTTCAGTCATTCCGTTACGTCCATTTATAATTTTCCAGTCGATTAAAACTCTATTTCTTTTAATATTTTGTAATCGGTCGTAACCTATCTTTGTAGGGTCGCCAAAACTACTTATGCTATTAATTACTATTCCGCTAAACTCAATATTATAACTTTGATTGGTTAAAACTTGTGTTTTCCAACCTGCATTGTCTTGAGTAGTGGTGTCTAAGAAATCTATTTCTTCACTAAAACTATTTGACGTCAATAATCCAATCGGAAAAAAACCACCTACTCCAAAATCAATATATAATATGTTATAAGTTCCGTTTATCATAATTCATTCAAAGATAGATAAAAACTATCGTAATGTTAAAAATATTAACCTTTAATTGTTGGCTCAACTACGTTTCCGTAATCAAATGTAATTAGGTAATCAATATCGCTTAATATATTAGTGTTTAACACCTCTTGCCACGTTATCGTAGTTGTATTATTTAAAGCGTCATAGTTATAAGAAATAGGTGCAAATAAACCTGTTATATTGTTAATTGTGCAAATAGATAAGTAATTAACAAAACCAAAAATATCACCGCTAAACTGTCTTAGCGGTCTTGCGTACATTTTCATTCTTTCTTCACCCATTATTTGTATAATCGGTTTACTTTGGGATGCTCCAAAACGTGTCCATAATTGCGTAGGTGTATCTTCATCATTTTTATAAATAGTACCTATATATACATCGCTTGGATTGTCAGCATTAAACACTTCTTTAGTATCTTTTATTTTACTGCTAGGCTTTGTTTTTCTTTGAAATGTATGGTTTTCACCCTCTTTAGTTTCACCGTCTGGGGATGGTTTTAATTCTATATTAGATAATAAAGTGTGTCCTGTTTTATCTGCAGCAGAATTATGAACACCCACCGAAAACAATTGTATTTTAATGTCCCCCGTTATTGGCAATTCGGCTGATGTAATTGAAAAACTTGTTAGTACTTCGCTACCTACTCTTTGCTGTTCTGGGAATCCACTATAACTAGGGTTAATTATACTTTCTTCTAAAAATATAGCTCCACTTGATACCCATTCGCCAAATTGGTTTAAATAATAAGTAGTTGTACCGTCTGTTAAAACAATCGCAGAAATAAAGTTAATTGCATCTCCTATACAAGTAAACGAGCCCGAATATGTTATTTTTTGACCTAAAGTTAGGTTTATTAAATCTGATGTAGTTGTTAGTGTAGCTGGGTTGTTAATCAGCATTTCAAACCCATACGCAAAGCCATTTAATCCATATTCCGCATAAGGGTAATTAATATAAGATGCATTATTTACAGTCCAATCTTCGGTTACATCGTTAAAAGTGTATAAAACGCTGTTATTATATAACGATTTAACTAAACCATATTTATAATTAATTCTATAAGCTCCAATACTATTAACCGTACTTAATTGTTGATTTCCGTTAACGTGATGAGGATAAAATGCGTCTACTTGACTACCTAAATTAAAATCAAAATCGATTGTTTTTGTGGTTGGACTATTAGCAACTCCATCATCATCATAACTAAAGAAAACACGCTCAGAATTATCTACTAAAGTGTTAGGTTTGTAAATTACCCATTCTCCTTTATAACTTGTTATAACAGCTCCAAATGGCTCTAATACACTACGCAATACCTCATCACATTGCATAAGTGTATCTTTGTCATCTTTTACAAATCGATTTGAATTAAAATACACATTTGCAAAAGTGTCTAAAGTTTGCGTTAATCCATTGTAATACACCCCTATATTGGTTAAAATATTTTGAGGTGTTTTAGTTCGTTTTAAGCAGTTCGTAATAATTTCTAAAGCAGATTGTTTACCACTAAAAAAGATACCTGTTGCATCTTCTACATAACTAAGGTTATTTAAAAATCCTAAGCCATCAATACAATTTAAACTAATAAACCATTTGTCAGTAACGTAACTTTGAAACAAGCCGTCTGGACTTAGCCATCCATTAAATAAGGTAACCCCATCACGCTTATAGTTTACAGAGTAAGTGCGCTCATCTTCGCTGTACAAGTCGTCAAAAGAAACGCTTAAATTAGCTTGTAATTCAATTTTTAACCCGCAGCCTCTAATTGCTTCTAAAGTATCATCTGTTTGCGAATACTCTAAACTACATGAGCCGTAAATTTGAGTTGATGACCCAGTGAAAGCAACATTAGAAATCTCTACCCTATGAACTATTGTTTTAACATCCGTAAATTCAAAATAATATTTTAAAGCCATAATTATATTATTCCCAAAGAGCCTCCTAAAGCTCTATTTTGTTTTAAAGTGTTTGATAATACACCTACTAATTTTGTTCCTTCAATTTGAAATACTACATTTTGGAAACCCCCACCGTCTGAACTTTTTGAACTAGAACCGCCTCTACTTGGTGAGAATTTAGACGTGTCAGAATTAACAGAGCCTCTATCACTTCCCGCACCTTTAAAACTACCACTTATGCCTGTTCCTATTGCTTTCAAAGCGATACCCCCAGCAATTGCCGCAAGTCCTGCTCCAATGCCAGCAATGCTCCCAAATAAACTTGTAATAGTGCCTGCTAAAACCGCTGCTGTTCCTAATTGAATTAATTTATCACCCATTGCAGATAGCAACGACCCCATACCTGTCATAACAGCTTCTGTAGCACTAGCCGTTCCGCTTCCTATTGCCTCACCTAAATTACTCAATGAATTACTAACATTGTTAACCAACAAGTCGTCCATAGACTTATTTATTGCCATTGCCTGTTCGTCAAGTGCTAATTTTTGGTCTGCTAACTGTTTTAGGTTAAAATATGATTCCCAATCTATTGTTTTATCTTGTAATTGAGCGCCTAAAGACGAAAAGTCTACTTGTCTATTTAATATTAAATCTTGAAAACCTTGTACACCTGTGTTATAATCTTGATAAACGCTTTCAAACAATGCCGTTACTTTTTCCCTTACTTCTGGCGTGGTCTTTTCGGGTATTATCTTACTAAAGTCTATAACTCCACTATCTTCACTAACAATACCACCTAAACTAGAAATATTAGTTTCTAATTTGGTGTTTTGTTTATTAAGTTTTTGTTGGTTTAGTTGTAATTCAGTAATATCTTCTAATAAGTCTTTTTCTTTTGTGTATAATTTTGCAACAGTTCCTCTTTCAGATGCCGAAACTCTTCCAATAGCTTTTATTTTTAAAAGTACTCTTTCGCTTTCTTCTTGCTTTTGAAGTATTTGGTCTTCTATTACTAATAATTTTTTAGTGTTTTCTATTATAGAATCACTTGCGGCTGTTGCTCTTGCTCTCTTTAGTATTGATGTTGTTAATAAATTATACGTTGCAGTTAAACCACCGTTTAACATTTTTTCATCCGTCATATCTTTTAAATACTCTGGATATTTTTTTCTTAATTCATCGATTGCACCTTTTCGCTGATTAGTTGATAAGGTTGTATTTTCTATTTGAGATTTTAACAGCCTTAATGTAGTTAATTCTTTTACGGCACTAATAGAACCTTCTAAAGTAGCTTTATCAACTTCTTTTAACCCAAAAACATAGTCATCTAGACTTTTTGTTAAATTTTCTTGTTCTTTTCGTAAAGCTTTTACCCTGTCACGTGTTGGGAATAATTTATCTCCAAAAACAAGCAAAGCAGAAGTAACTAAGGATATTAACAAAGTTATACCGCCAAATCCTTTTAAATCGGTTAGCATTGCTTTTAAAGCACCGCCAGCAGACCCCGTTTTGTTTCTTAAATATCCGAATTGCTCTGTAAGGTTGGTAATGTTGTTACTTACCCCCATTATACCAAAAGGTGCATCTTGTATGGTTCTACTAAATGCTGTCATGGCAGAATTACCACTTGCAGCGCCTTTTTTAAGACTACTCATTCCAGCACCACCTAAATCACGTGCGTTAGAATTAACTTTTCTTAAATCACTGCTTAATTGCTTTGAACTGTTTGTAACTTTTAGCTCTGCTTTTTCAATAGCAAGTAAAGAATTTTGATATTTAGCTTGTGATATTGTACCATTAGAAAACGCAAGTTTTAAAGCATCTGTTTGCTGGGATAAATTAGAAGTAAATATAGCGTTTCGTTCTAAGCTTTTTGTTATGCCGTCCGCTTTGTTTTTAAAGTTTTGTAAAGCTTTTTCGCTATCTGTCAAGGCTTTTTTTAAGCCATCCATGTTACCGTTAATTCCTACGCTTAATTCAGACATTATTTCTATTATTATATTCTAATTGTGCTTTTTTAATTGCGTCTATTTGAAATTGATTAATAGGTTGTTTAGTTTGTTCGCCTAAATAATTATTTCTATTGCTTTTTATAATCTTTTTTTTATCACTACTTTTTACGTATGGTGCAACTTCTACAATATTTTTAGTAACTTCATATATTTTAAGCCAAGCGTTTTTTTCCATTCTATTAAATGCAAAGAGCCGAATTTGAAATTCAGCCCATGTCATATTGCAATATTGCTCATAAGAACAACCAAACTCCCCTAAACAAACAGATACTACATCACCTTGCCAATTTATTTTTTTTTTGAGCCGTTATCTTTAGCTTCCTCACTTTTAGGCAAACTATCAATTATAGATTGTAAAAAAGGCTCAACAAACTTAGCGCTTTCACTTCCATCTTTAAAATAGTTTGTAGATTCAATTAAATCTGTTAATTCAAATAACTTTAAAGATACAGGCAATTCTTTACGCTCACAATTATGTACATAACTAGCGTACATTAATTTAGGTATAAAAGAATAGCTATCAGTATTTATTTTACTAAAAATACCTTGCAGGTCTAAGTCTTCATTCTTTAAAAACTCACCTAAAAAAGATAAACCAAAAAAGAACTCAACTTCTTTACCGTTAAAATTTAACGTTACTTTATTTGTCATATTATGCTTTTGGGTCAACTAAAACTACTAAACCGCTATTCTGTAAAGTACCAGACCACGTAGCAAACTCACCACCGCTTGGAGCTGATAAACTTAAATCAGATAAAACAGCGTTACCATACCAACTTACAGGCGTAGTTTGCCCAGTTGTTATTTTCCAGTTTTGATTAGTTCCGTCTATTGTATTTATTTTAGTAAATAAGTAGGCATAGTTAGTTTTTCCAGCTTCATCTAAAATATATTCACATTCAAAAGAAACCTCTGAGCTTGATGAACCCGCTACTCTTTGAATAATACCAGGGCTACATTTATCTT